CGAAGAAAAACCATCGTCGATCTTCGCGCTCGAAGAGCGGATGTCGATGGCCGCCTCATCGACGGCATCGCCGACATCGCGCATGGCCCGCTCGGCCCGCTCGGCGGCCCGCTCAAGGTCCTTCGCGTCGCCGGCGAAAGTCAGCGTCACCTCGGGTTTAGCCATGGGCTCAGTCTAGACGCTGGGTGGTTGGGTGGTCACTCAGCGAGTCCGTGCTTCCGGGCGAGGCCGATGAGTGCCTCTTCGAGGTCAGCGAGCGTCTGGCTACGGTTGGCCTCGAAAGCGGGATAAATGTAGCGGCCGGACGGGAGCACATTGCGGGAGATCGAGCGCCCGATGCCGACCCGGCCGCCGAAATCCAACCAGCCATAATAGGGGACCCGCTTGCCGCCGCCGACCACTCTTGCTCGTGTCTGCGTGCTCTTCGCGCGGATCGACTTCTTGGCCGCTCCTGGCTTCCTCGTGCCCCTGCCGACCGGCGCCCGCCGCCTGGCGTCGGTGACCACCCGCTCGGCGGCATCATTGAAGACAACGCGCAGTTCCTTGTGCGCACCGATGGCGAGTTCCTTGAGGTCCTCCCGCAGATCCCGGAGCCCATCGACGCTCACAGCTACCGTGTCGTTAGCCATGGCTCAACCTCGTTCGGCGGCGAATTGTTCGTGGTGGCGCTTGACGGTCAACCACGCCACCCACCACTCGAATTCCTCTGGATGCATCTCGCCGACCTCGGCGAGAGTCTTGTGTAAATGTTCGGCCACCACGAAATCGGTGCAGTCCATCTCCTCGCGGTGGATGGCCCGCACCTTCTCATCGAGGGGAGCGCTTGCCCTTCTTGCCTGGCTTGCCTTCAGAAGGCTTGAAGCCCGATATCTCGCCGATTTTGTCGACGAGCGCCACGATAAAGACGGCCGGCTGAACATCCCACCACTCACCGATGGCCACGAGCGCCTCGTCGAGCTTGGCCTCGGTCGAAATGTCCAGACCATGCTCGGGCTCCAGCCCGTACATCAGCGTTCGGCACTCCATCTCTCGGAGCCTCGACATCTTGCCCCGGTCGATCGCCTGGGCCGCCGCCATAAACTTCGGATGATCCAGCTCTGCCCGGGTCAGCGCCCTGACGGTGACGACGCCGTCGCCGTTGGGGACGGTGGCCGTCGTGACGATCTTTGCCCTGGGGAGTGTCATGGTCAGACGTTGGCGTCGAAGGTGATGGCGCCGGTGAATGTGCCTGCGCCGGTGAAGTCGACAGTGCCGGCGAGCGGGGACGAGACCGCGTACTGCGTGACGATCATACTCCCGCTCACACGACGTTGGCCCGAGCCATCGCCGCCGAAGCTGATCTCAACATCGGAAGCGGCGCCACCTGTCACGAGCGTCCGCAGTATGTCATCGGGGCCGGTGGTCGCCGTGTCATCCCAGCGGCCAGTGAACGACGCCGTGGCACCATGATGACCCACCGTGAACTCCTTGGCCGCCGAGCCCTTCGCGGTTGCCTCGGCCACATCCTGGCCGAGGTCGAGCGACACGTCGCTCACGAAGTTGCTCAGGTCTTGCAAGGTGGAACCAGAATCGTCGATCTTGAAGACCGACACCTTGCCATGATATTTCGCCATCGTGATTGCTCCTAGCTCGCGCGGATATCGAGGTTGATGGTGACGACGCTCAGCGTCGAGCCCTGGGCGCTTAGGGCGTTCGTCGGTTCGACGCTGAGCACTGAGAGGGTGTCGACCACCCCGCCGAGCGTGGGGTCAGCCTCAAGAAGGTCCACAACACTACCCGTAAGGCCACGAGATGCCGCACGGTCCCACAGGTCCGAGGTCTCCCGAGACGTCGGATCACCTGGGAGCACGGCGTGGACCTCGACCTCGATCTGGTGCTCGCCGCAGCCGACCGAGTCATAGGTGATCGTAGGGAGGCCCACCACGACCGAAGGTGGACTGAGGAGTGCGCTCGACCACCCGGCGGACCGCCAGCGGACCGAGGCCGGCCACGGAGCGCCGAGCCACTGACCATCGACGGCCACGCCGATGGCGGCCCTGACCGCCGCTACGTCGAGTCCAGCTTGGCTCATGCGATCCTCGTCGGGCGCCGGATGTAAGGCCTGATCACGGTCATCACATCGGGGTCGAGTCGAGCGAGCAGTCGCAACTCAGAGCCAGCGTCAGGCGAGCCAGCGATGCCGAAGGGCGCTTGCGGGCGGCTCAACAACCGCGAAGTTTGGAGGATCGTCGCCTGGGTGATCGCATCCGGCACCGACGACCAACCCCACTGCGCGGTGATGCGCACGCCACCGGAGTGGCTGGACGGCAGATCGCCGGCGCCAGCCCGCCACCGGACCTCACGCCATGGCTCAAGCTCAGATGCTGCGTTGTGTGGCCAGAGCTGCAGGTCAGAGGTGGCGACAGACTCGTAGGCCCCGTCGCCGTTGGTGTCGAGCTCTAGCGCCCAGCCCGCCGTCGTCATGAGATCATCGATGCTGGCGAACCAGCCGACATCACGATCACGCCAAGCCGAGAAGTCGCGAGCCTCGGCGGCATCGACGAGACCGAATTGCCGGCCGCACCGTTGGTCGATGGCCCTGGAAGCCGCCTCGATGGCCAACGAGAACCTGACGTCGTCGGCAGAGTCAGTGACTCCACGCCACGACTTCATCTGGTCGACCGTCGCGTATGGCGGCTTCCAGGGCATCCCGTCAGCTCCTGGTCTTGCGGGCCCGAGGTGCCTTGACCGCCTCGGGCGCCTCGGGCGTCTCTGGCGTCTCGTCGGTCACCTCGGTCGCCAGGCCACGGTCGCAGAATCGACGACCCTCGTCGTCTGGCAATTCGACGACGTCGCCAAAGCTGGCGTTGATGCTGCCGCCGACCGATGTGTTCATCTTGACGCGCATCACGCCTGAATCCCGACCACTACGGCCGATTCATCCCGAATGTCCGAGTCGACCCGGTGGACACCCTTCCAAGCCATCTCATCGTCGCCGAAGCGATAACTATCGCTGGTCTCGATGCGGATGCTGCCGGCCGTACGATAGGCAAGCTGGCGACCGAAATCGCCATACATAATGCTCTTGAGTCCGGTCGTAGCGGCAGGCATGGCGGAGTCGGTGTAGACCGGGGCGCCGAGCATAGTGCTGGCAAAACCCAAGCGGAGATCGCCATCATTCTGGAAGAGGAAGCGACCGTCGCCATCCTTCAGCTTGCGGAGAAGGGTCTTCGTCGCACGAGCCACGATCCAAGCCGATCCTTCAAGGTATCCTTCGGCCAGATCGCCCTGCATCTCGACGATCTCATCGGCTGTGATGGCGGCCGCCCCAGCAAAGGTCTTCGTCGTAGTCGAGTTGATAGCGCCGTTCGGTTTGCCGGTATCATCGCCAGCCACAAGGGCTGCACCGATTAGGCGACCGATGGAATCGGCGATGGAGTTGATCATGTATTGGCCGATGGCAGGCGCCGAATCGGCGATGCTCTCCATCGACGCATAGTGCATGGTCTTCGCACCCCATGCGCCCAACGTCACGTCGTTGACCGTCGGCGTCCCGTCCGCGATAGCGGCCGCCTCGGCAGTCCACGAGGCGGTCCCGAATGCATTGGTCTTCGGGAAGGTGATGTTGCGGCCATCTGGCGTCGAGATGACGTCGGTCAGCATCCTCAGGATGGTCGCCGAATCCCGCATGCGGCTGTAGATCGTGTCGACGACCTCGGTCGGGACCAGCGAGCTGGAACCCACAAGAGTGGCACGGCGCTCAGGGAACTCCCAGAGCTGCGGAATCTCGATGTCCACCGAACGAGTCTCAGCCTTAACGAGTTGCACGAAGGGCTCCATGCCCTTCAGCCGAGCGGCCCGGCGGGCGGCGGGGCCGCCATGCTGGCCACCATCAAGGCGGAGAAGCTCAGAAGTGCGGGACTCAGTCTTAGTGCCCCTGAGCCGGTCGGCTAGCTCGGTGAGTTCGCCTGCTTCGACCTCGCTACGGGCCTCGACCAAGCCTGCCTCGACGAGAGCATCGATCTCGTTGGCACGCTCATGCATCCGGTCGAGCTTGACCTCGACCTCGGCCGAGCGCTGCTCGCCGGCGTCATCCTGAATCGTGCGCGCTTCCTGGCGAAGGTTGCGACGCTCAGTGTGGAGCTTGAGGAGGGTGTCGAGCGCGCTGCTCACGTCCTCTGGATTGGTGGGTTCATCGGCCATGACGGCCTCCTATGGTCTGGTCGCATGTCAGGAGGCGGTCGAGTGGGTTCAGCCCGAGCCGAGCGCTAGGGCCCAGCCTACACCGATGGGGCTCAGATGAAGATCCGGCGAGCCCTGTTCGGCCTCGGTGCCACGATGTCGCCGACCGAGCGAGCCTCGATGGCGGCCAGGATCTCATCGACGTCGAAACCCGACTGGGCCGCCAGGTCCGACAGACTCCGGGTCGCCAGCTCCGACGTCGTGGCCGTGTTGGCCGGTGATGTCACTGGGCCAGCCTCATGCAACGCCACCTCGATGAGCTCCCGATGCAGCACCTGACCATCGTCGATGGCCGTGAACTCTTGTTCGACGGCACCGAACGTCATCGACGAACCTCGGATGATGCCGGCGGCGACCAACTCGGTGACATCGCGGCCGGCAGAGGTGTTCGGGGGGACGACGCGATACGAGAGGCCACGTTCGTCTTCGAGAAACTCTGCGGTCCCGCTCGCCCGGCTCCCGAGCACCTGGCTCGGGTTGTGGTTGAACATGGCCAGGATGTCTCGGTCCTGGCCGAGCGTCCGAGTGAACGCGCCCGCCCGCACGCTCTCGACCACATCAAAGCCGGTCTGGTAGCGCGAGCCGAAAAGCACGGCGTGGCCGGCGATCACCTGCCGGGCCTCGGCGCCTTCGCCTTCGGACCGCACCTCGCAGTCGGCCCGCCACATGAAGCGGGTTTCCCTATCCTGTGCGCTCACTCTATTTCCTCCACGTTGATGCCCGTCGCAGGCAGGTCGATGCGATCCCGAGCTTCATCCTTCGCCATGATCGGCCCGCCGACCGCCTCGACCAGCGCCGAGATCGTCGACGCCAGATCTCCCCTGGTCACCTCATCGACAGCCAGCCGAACCCTCGGCGAGCTGGTGGCGAGCCGATTCTCGGATCGTGCGAGTTGAGTAAATGGCGCCTCGATGCGGCGAATCCACGGACGGAGGCTGTGGATCACATAGGCAACATTCTGCTCGGCGAGGCCCGAGCCCCACGATGTCGAACCAGTCGAATCGCCGAGGAGGTGGGGCGGGGGGCCGAAGAACCGGCCAATATCTGCCACCTGGAAGCCGCGAGTCTGGAGAAATTGCGCCTGCTCGGCGGTGACGCTGAGCTGGGTGATGGACTCGGCGCCACCGACGACCAGGGCGCCGCCGGAGCGATGTCGCCCAGCGTGAAGCCTGCGAAGATTGCGCCCGAGTTCCTCCGTGTCATCGTCCTCGGGGTTATCGTCCTTGAGGAGGATCGCCAGGCTCGGTTGCAATCCATCCTCGAAATAAGTCGAGCCGAAGTCCTGGGCCGCCTTGGCCACAGCGATGGACTTCAGGGCATAGCCCATCGGGGACTGGCCGAGAATGCGCCCAGGAAGCGAGCGGGCCCGGATGTGAATGATCTCATCTGGCCGCATCACTCGGCCGTTGACGATCCAGACGGCAGGGTCCGGCCCAATGCGGTCGATCGGGTAAGTGACCATGCCCGGCTCTAGCGGGGTCAGCTTCGTCACTCGGCCTCGGCCATCACGATCGACCAGCACCCAAGAATTGCCGTCACCCTCGGTGGTCAGCAGGCCCATCATGATCTGCTCGATAAAGTCGGCCCACGAGAGATCCGGATGCGGTCGAGTCATCCAGCCTGGCCGATCGAGCTGCTCGGCTGCGCCATCATCGCCTTCGACCAGCTCAGGCCGTAGGAAGGCGACACCCTCGCTAAGGAGGCGGACAGCGGCGAAAACCGGCGCCAACGCCAGTGCGTCAGTCGTCGAGACCGAGGTCCCGCTAATGACGTCGTTGCCCCAATCCTCGCTGGAGATGGCCGAGCGAACCTCGGTCCGCTCCGGACTCGTGGGCGGCTCGACCTCGACGAAGGCGGCTGAGAACGGAACCTCCCGGCTCCAGCGATCGAAGATTCCCACGTCAGCCCCGGTCAGGTGTCGATAACATACGTTCTCAGCTTACTTGGCCGTAGCTTGCTCTGGGTGGTTGGGCTCGTAGCATGCCAATGGGCCATGGCGCAAGCGATTAGAGCATCGATCTTGCCGACCGAGGATCGTTTGCTCAGAACCTTGAGCTCTCCGGAGTGACGCCATTGGGCAGCCCCGACGTGATCGCTCAACCGTTGGTCACCAGCATGAACCACCGAGCCGCCCACGATCGAGGATCTGGCCCACTCGTCGATCTTCGCTCGCCTGGTCACGGACTGAGGGACCTCGACACAGTGCAGCCCTAGATCGTCTTCGAGCTGGGCCACGAATTGAGTGAGCATCGTCGGGTCATAGGCGATGCCGAGAACGGCGTAGGTCTCGACGAGACAATCGATGTGCTTGCGCACGGACTTCCAGTTGATCGCTCGTCGGCCCCCTTCGTCGGCGTCGAAGACCCTGGCGCCCCAGAGCCACTGGCCTTCGCCGTGCTGGCCGACCGTAGCCACAGCCATCGTGTCGCCGGAGATGGCGCCATCGAGGCCGATCCAGATCGCCTGACCATCGACCAGCTTGGCGCCAGGGACCAGCGCCGATGTCCATGCGCCCGGTGACTTCGCCAGCCAGCCCGAGGCCGACCTCGCCTGCCACTTATTCCAGTAGGCGCGAATGTTGGCATCGGCTTTGTCGGCATCGTCGAGAAAGTCCGCCACCCTGTCCTCGACGTCGAAGGCGATGCCGGCGGCACCGCTCGCCTCCCGGATGCCCTGAGCCACGTCGATAGGGTCCGTCGGGTCGAGATCGTCAGATGCTTGGCGCCAATCGAAGAAGAACCGAGGCTTGTAATCGGGGTCCGAACGCTGGCGGAGACCCTGCAAGTAGAGCCTCCATGCGAGACCGTCGGCATCCGATACAGGATCAGAACCAGCAGCAGCGCCCGCCGTCGTGATCCCGAGGAAGCGGGCCCGAGGCCGCTTCTTGAGCAAGCCCTTGCGCAGCACCGTGATCGCATCGCCCTTACGGCCGACGACCTCGTGCAACTCGTCGACCACCAAGAGCGAGGGGCGGCCACCATGGCTGGAGCCGGCCTCGCTCGCCACCTTCACGATCTTGTGAGTGGGGTGCTCCTTGCTCAGGATCTCGCCTTCATGGACGTGGAAGCGCCCCTGGAGTGGGCAAGAATCGCCGACCTCCCCCCTGCCACCCGCCATCGCCACACACACAGAATAGAGCTGGTCGGCGTTGTCCCGAGAGACGGCCGCTACTGGGATGTCCGGAGCCTTAGCCCGGACCCCAGGAGGACCGTCGAGTTCGGCCATGGCCACGGCCGCCGCCAGCTCGGTCTTGACGCCGCCTCGCGCTTCGCCCTTCAAGGCCTCATCGAACCGCCAGCGGCCGGTCAATGGGTTAAACTCATACCACTTCGCCAGCCATTCCTTCTGGTCGGCACGGAACGTGAGCTGCTCGCCAAGAAGATCCCCTGGGCCATGGATGAGCATCGAGGTCATCCAAGGAATAGCCACAACACCACGGGTGGGCCAGACATCGACCCGTGGGTCCCAGTTCGCCCAGTCTCCCGAGCGGACGAACCCCACGTAGCGGTCGAGGGTGGCGGTCATCCGTGCAAGCCAGGAGTGGATAGGCGCTCCACGCGCTGGGTGCCACCCAAGTCCGAGGATCGCAAAGTGGACGTCCGACGCCTAGACGCCAGCTCCGTCCAGCCCGCGGGGACGCCGTAGCCGGAGACGACTACAAGCGCTCCCGACCTGGACGCCGACTCACACCAACGGACGAACGAAGGCTGGTCCCAACTCGAAGACCCGTAGCCCCTGAGGCCGGCATAGGGCGGATCACAATACACCACCGAATCCTCGTCGACGTCAACGGACGCATAGCCAGACTCGACGATCCTCACATCTCGCAGGGAGCGAAGCCGTTCCGCCTTAGCGAGAAAGGCCCTAATCGCCTCGGACACATGATCTCTACTCGACGTGGCCCCGGCGTACCCCCCCCACCGGATGCCGCCGAAAGAGCATCCGTGAGCGGCGAATCCGACCAGGCGAGCCTCGTGCTCATCCGGAGCCGACTTGATCCCGTAGTACATATCCCTCGTGACGTGAGGCGGGACCCAACACGCCTGGGCGCTGGACCACAATGCTACGACCGGGCCCCAGGAGTCGCTCAGGCAGTAGGCGTCAAACCTGTCGTGACCCGCCGTGACCAAGTTACATCCGCCGAGGAACGGCTCGACGAACGTAGTCCTGTCCCCACGGTGCTCATCAATCGTGGCCCAGATCCAGCCCGCGAGCCGCCCTTTGCCGCCCTGATACCTCATGTCCCGAACCGAGGATCGTCGGCCAACGGGTCGACGATGGATAGGACAGTCCCCTCGGTCTCGCTGGCCTCTTCGACGGGGTCAACGAAGGTGACCTTGAGTGCATCGAGCGCTCGGGGTGACATGGCGAAGCGATCCTCGATCTGGCGGACCTCGGCGGACATCTTCGACAAGGCCGCCAGCGACGAGGTGGACTGGCCCGCCGACCACTCGGCCGCCGCCGCCGCCAGCGTTGAAGCAGTCTCGATGTCGCCAGCCAGGGTGAACAGCGCCGCGGCCTCGATCATCGCCGAGAGTTCGGCCTCGGCGCCCGCCTGGACTCGCTCCGTGGCCGTCTCGATGATGTCGAGGAGGTCGAAGCGGCGCCGGAGCATCGGGAGGTCGGCAGGTACCGTCAGGTAGCTTGGGTCGCTCGACCACCAGACGTCCCAGTCTGCACGGACAGTGGCCGACCAACGTTCCGAAGGTTCAGGTGCCGTCCAGCCTTCGGGCCTGGTGCGCTCGACCTCACGGCGATAGCCCCGACTCTTCTCTGAGCGCTGGGCCGCTGGTAGTCGTCTAGCAGGCATGGTCCGAGCCTACACCCGCCGCCCAGTCGCTGGCCAGGTGTGCGCCGCACCACCACGCCTGCCGGCCCCGGCCCCCGCCGAGCACCGGTTGGGGGAGGGTCGCAGGGTCGCGTTGGGCGGCCTTCCTGACCGCCTCGACCCCGACACCGCGGGCGGCGGCCAAGTCCTCGATCGTCACGAGCGGTGCACCACACAGGCACACCGCCCGGTGACTGGTCACACCGCCTCGAACAGGAGTGAACCGTGGCGGTTCCACGAGGTGACGGTCTGGGCGAACGGCGTGCGCCCGTCCCAGCCGGCGGCTTCGCGCTCAGCCAGCTGCCACGACACACCGCCAGCTCTGCCCCATCGGGCGGTCTCCCGCTCGATGGCGGCCATGAGGCCGGAGCGGGCGCCTGCGGGGGAGACGTAGCTCCGCTCGAAGACGACGTCCGTGGAGCCCTTGGCGAACTTCTGGGTGACTGTGATAGTGGTGGTGGTGTGGTTCCTCATGTGTCCCACACTACAGGACTAAGGCTGGGGTGTCAACACCCCCGGGGCGAGATTCCCAGATGTCGCTTTGAGTGGTCGACGACCGATCGCCACTCAAAGTGACATCTCACGGGGAGTGGTCGACGGCGGGTGTCGCGAAGAGTGGCGGCCCGTCGACCACAGCATGTGAGATGCCGGCCACGCCGGGCGGCATCGGCCACGGAGCGTGAGGAAATGGCCCAGAAATACCACGCTCCGCATATCTGAAAGCGAGAG